GAAGTACCTGTACCTCTTGCGGATTTACCACAAGACTACAGACTTCTGAGAATCCAATTGAACTCTTTGGCCTTTGAAATCTTGGGGCTTTTGCCTTTCGGCTCACCAAACCTGTACCCTCCCTTTCGGGAATTCACAGAGGTGATTTAGCTAAAGGTAGAAGCTCAGGAACAAGTGAAAGATTAAGTCACTGTGACCACTCATTATGTAGACATTACTTGTCGTAAGTTCTATATACCAGTTTTCTGTTATGCTTTAATTATTTTCATAACTAAAACTGCTCTTTATGGAATGTAAAATTCTAGAGAGTCTCATACTTAATTAAGTATCTTGGGTCTGCTCCCGACTTGATTATCAGCCAATACTCTCGTAGTATTGTTGGTATTCAGTGGAGTTAATCACGGATAAAGATCTTCCCGTCCCCAGTAATGGGAACAACGGAGTCTTTACCACACTTGCCCAAACCTCAATACGGTATATCGGCATTTGAATTAAGAATTCAAAATCTTAACCGAAAGGAAAAGATATGCAGTTACAATTACTGTAACCATATACCTAACCTGGGGCGTAAGCCCTCATGACCGTGGAAAGCGGAGTGAGCAAAGTAGCCCATAGGAACAAACCTATGGTGCGTGACTAAACGTAATAAACCTATGCCAGCAAATAAATTAAATTTACTTACTGCCATTAGATCTAAGTACGTAAGTGTCGTTAAGATGATCCCGTTCTCTGATAATCTCAGAGATAGATTGTATCAACCTTTGTGTATTAACAATATGTTATCACAAGGTAGAACAACTAGGTTAGCTTGGAGAGTCCAATTGACAAAGAAATTCTTTGACTTCGTAATCTCATACAACAGACATCATGGATCAGCAGCCACTGTAAAGTGGTTAAAAGCTGCCCTGGTGGCGTTGCAGAAAGAACTTGGTCAGGATAGAATGTCTTCTATGCTACCATTAGGTACAGTACTATCTCACTCAAGATTGACGAATGGTCTTCCTAGACTAATTCCTGCAAAATGCAGAAAATTAATCAGAAGTGGTGATAAGAGAGAAATTAGATTTTGGACAGGTCTATTTAATTTATACAGGATTATTCAAATTCCTGGTAATCTTAAATTAGACACTATCACAAATCCTTTCTCCGGTAATGAAGAAATTTTATCAGTTTATGTTGATTTAGGGAAAAGCTTTAATCCTTTTGGATTATTGCCTAATTTCTCAAAAATCACATCCCAGAGCTTAATGCCTACTAGATTTATAACTAGTAGAGCAGCCTCTCCTTCTTCGAAGGTGAGTGCTACCGGGATCTTAACTGATTTATATCTTTTAAACCATCACCAGCCATCTCTTCTTCAAGAGTTGATGTACTATCTTTATGAGGTTCACCCAAAAGTGAGCCCTTTCATCAAACTTCTTCAAGATTCTATCTCAATAATTGATAGATTCAAAGAATATGATGGTAAAGAACTAATTGGAGCAAGTGGATCAACTTACTTGCAAAATAATCACTTATCATTGAAAACATCTCTTAGAGCTCATGGATTTGATCCAGACTCTGGGCAAGGTCTATCCCAATTTGCTATCAAATATGAAGCAGCTGGTAAAATAAGACTTTTTGCCTTAGTAGATAGCATAACTCAATCAGTTATGTCACCATTACATGATATGCTCTTTAATTTATTAAGAGTTATACCAAATGATGGAACATTTGATCAAGATGCATCTATTAAGAGATCTCAACAAAAAGCGATTAAAGCAGGTAAGGCCTATTCCTTCGACTTAACCGCTGCTACTGATAGATTACCAGCTATAGTTACTGCAAACATTCTTTCCGGTATAACCGGTAAAGATATTGCAGAATCTTGGCTGAATATCATGACTAAAAGAAACTTCTTCTTCAACAGTAAAATTGCTGAAAAATTAGGAGTTTCTCCAGGTCCATATCAGTATGCAGTTGGTCAGCCTATGGGGGCTTTGTCCTCTTGGGCTGGTCTAGCTGTAACCCATCACTGGATTGTTCAGTATGCGAGTTATCTTGTGACAAAAACTCACAAATGGAATACTAACTACGAAATTCTTGGTGACGATCTTGTAATATTTGATACTGCATTAGCAGAACAATATTTACAAATCATGTCAGACCTCGGTTGTGAAATAAACTTACACAAAAGTATAGTTTCTCATAACCGACCCGTATTCGAGTTCGCAAAACGAACTTGTTGGGGAGAAGACATCGTGTCTGGAATTTCCATGGCCCAAGTAAGAGCAGCAAAAACAGTAGCTGGAAGAGCGGCCAATGCACTTTCGTACATTGGATCTAATCTTATCACATCTGTTCCATTGCTTGCAATTACCTTAGCTAGATATGCCTTTACGGCAAATAGACCATCATCTTTCCAAATCCTATCAAAAGGATCTTCGGAAAGAACAATGAGACTATTTGCTTTAGGTATATTGTCACTGTTCGGGACAGCTTTCCAACAAGGAAAACTATCGCTGAAAGTGTTAATGCAAGTTTTAGTCGATCCGGATAATCCGGAAGCCGACTTTAGTGGTCAGGCAGTTGGCCTACCACTGAGAACTTCATTAAATGCAATATACAGCATTTTAACTAGTGAAGACGGACCGGACTCTCATCCTGTGACTTCAATTTCACTTTCTAATCCCGATTTTAGGGAAGAAGTGTTTGAAGAATACAGAACTGAATTGGCAACTATAATGTTACAAAGTGCTTTTAAGAAAGCCAAAGTTCTTTTAGAACAATATGACTATCTTATCGAAGCTTTTGCTTCAAGCATGATTAGTAACGTTTACAATGTTGCTACTCCAGAAGTACCTGTACCTCTTGCGGATTTACCACAAGACTACAGACTTCTGAGAATCCAATTGAACTCTTTGGCCTTTGAAATCTTAGGTCTAGATGGTACAAAATACCATCCAGAAACCTGGCATGATTACATAGAGGACTTGTGTCATAGACATGCAAGAACTCTAGATCAGCTGGTGGATTTCCATCAGGCTCAAGAGCTGTTAGAGACTACTGATAGTCTAATGTTCAAGTTGTCTTTACCTAAGGTTGAAAAACCTGGTAGAACAATTTTAGAATCGGCTCCTATACTCTCAACTTTGAGAAATATGGATCCGAACAGAAACCGAAAGGTTTCTTATCTAAGAACATTAGAATTCAAAGAAAATCCTAACATTTGGGGTTACTAATTCAATAGTAGCATGCTTCAAGCTCGGGTGATTCACGAAAGAATCGTACTTGAGATCTAAGGCTTTTAAACCTTAATCCCAAGCTAAGTTACCGTATCAAGATTACATTCGTAATCTAGGTACAACCAAAACGGTGTGCACCTATGAGACGATATCTTAGGGTTAGAGAAGTATGAATCTGTGAAGAAAAGCAGACGAAATGTCCGAATCTTACGACTACAATACTTTGAAACTCTAAAACACGATATCTATCATGAGGTTTCCTTCAATGGAAGCATACCCC